GGCGCAACCAAGACAATACTGCCGTCACCATCAGGATCAGCGTTGATAGCATCAATAGCCGATTTAATGGTCTTTTTAGGGTTGCTTAGACGGTGTGCTTCATAAGTATCATCACCGTTAATCGAGTCAACGTAGACAACCTTAGGCAGCGTAGTAAATGCACCACCAGAGGCAATAGGAAGCCATTGAGTACCATCCCATATGTGTACAGTACGATCAGTGTCGTTCTGTACCCACATCTTACCTATTTGCCAGTCTGATCCAGACGGCGTAGATGTTTGAACCAAGCAATCATGCCGCCTAGCCGAAGCATAAGTTGTAGCAATGCGGCTATCACTATCCCAAGAAGGAGACCCAGCATTCTGCTCAGCATATGTGATAATGTCTTCATTCTTGATTCGATCAAAGTCAATCGAGTTTGACGCAAGACCCAGGGTGATAGTACCGTCACCATCGTCAGTAACAGTGACGCCAGTACCATCAGTACCAATATCATTGGTGATCACTTCATCAATATAGTTGTCAACAGCAGCAGCCGTTGGAATTACATTGTTAGAATCAACCCAGGTATCGGTGTCTTCAATTGTGTCATTAGCTTGGTCCCAAAACCGTGCATCCATTGCAGCGGTTGTGGCAATCTGGGAATCAGAGCTGACCCAAGTTTCATCACTATGGATGGTGTCAAGCTCGTTATCCCAAGTGTAATTTTGAATTTCCTGAACAGCAAAGTTATTCTGCAGAAAATTATTGTTCAAATCCTGAGCACGGATTGAAGAACCCGCAAAAAACGTGCTCTTCAAATTATCAATTTCCGTGTCCCGATAGATCCTGATCGCTACACCATTAGCAGGTGCAGTGTTGAACAGGATCGTTGTAGCGTTGGCAAAGGAATATGCAGTTGTAACAACTTCGTCAAGTGTTACCTTAACGTCGTTTTCTTCAAGATATTCAAATGTTAGTGCATAGGAAGTGGTTGAACCATTCCCAGTGTAAAAGTTTTCAGTTACAGCCATTACGCTAGTAAGTAGTTGGGAATGGGTGGATTAACGATTCTCAAGAAGATACCCTTGAGTTTCTCTACGAGTTCTGTAAACTGTGGCTCGCAAATTAGAACGCTCTTGATACAGCTTTTCTACATCAGGATGATCGCGCAGCTGTGCCCATGCTTTTTTACGTGCAGTCTCAAACCTATTTTTAATAAGAGTGTTATGCATGTAAGCTTTCATTGGTTCAAGCTCACGTTTACCATTACGCAAATCATTATTCATTCGTTGAATAGATGCCTGCACATCAGGTCTAGCAGCGAGTTTATCCAGTTCTTTTTCAAGATTTAATTTACCAAGTTCTTGTTGGAACAAGGAACGGATATGTGGTTGATCAGCAAGACTAATACCATCAGGAGAACTATAACCTGCAAGGCGCAAATCATAGTTACTATTCCACAGCATAGTACGTCCTGGACCTTCAATCATTTTCAAGTTGATTGGACTAAGAGCATTCCAAGAACGCTCCATAAAATTCCAATCACGAATTGGTTCACCGTTCAACAGGTCATATTTAATAGGTAATGCCCAATCACCGTGTTCAGTACTAAGATTGCGGTTGCGGATTGTTTCCCACAAACTGTTATTGATTTCACGCATGTGTGGGCTAATAAATTTACCCATCTCATTACGAAGACCAGCAAGGGGAACTGTGTTATTAATTAGACCACCAGCAATTTTTTCAAGCTGTTTGGTTTCATTAGAAAACAAATCAACAAATTGACCCAAACCTTGAAGATAGGATTTACTGGTAGCAGCACCTGCAACAGTCATAGCAACAGTCATCAGGTTTTGTTCTGCCCATTGTTCACCCATCAACCGCATGTTATCACCAATATCAGCAATAGCAGAAAGAATGGTGTTAAATGGTTCAAACGAATCATAGCCAACCCAAACATCGCCAATCTTGATGCTACGAGGTTGCCAACCAGTATCCATCCACAATTTACGCAGACGACGATCTTGAGGACCATTACCAGTTAGACCACCGTTCATGTAATGGAGTCCAGCCATGGTAACAACAGAACCACCAATAGCTTGGCGACCAGCAATCAATGCTTTAGCGTTATCAAGGTCTTGAACTGTATTAATACCGTACTTACTGACTGAAGAAAGGTCATCAGGATCAGCACGAAGTACATCTACAACTTGTTTATGCAAAAGACCGACACCAGGAAGGTTCTTATAGCTGAGCATTAAACCGTTAATACCGGTTCGAGCAAACAAGAAGAAAGGTTTGCTAAAAGGATAACGATTAAACACATCTTCAAGACCAGCAGTAAATCCGCTAAGATCTTGAGTCAAAGTAGCTTCTTTAACCGTAGACTTTAAATACAAATCACTTTCAAGACTAATGTTGCCATCAGCATCAAGGAGATCTTTGTAAAAAGCATCTTCATAAGTTCTCAGCATTTCAGGAGTAACTTCAGTTACATCACCCCGTTTATGCACATCCATTGCATGACGCAATGCTTTTTCACGGGACCTAGCCCGTGCCAACAGCAATGTAAAAGCGTCATCACTAGCACCCATAATAGTAGTGCTATACGTCAAGAACTTATTGTCATTAAGAGAACGAGCCATATTGGCAATAGCAAACGCAGCTTTATCTGCATCACTACCACGTGTATCTACCCAATGCTCATACAATGCCCAATCATCATCAGCTTTAGTTCGTGCTTCAGTAAACCGGGTTTGAACGGTAGCAACATCACCTGCCCAATACGAACCAAGGTTAGTCTTAAACAGTTTCCAAGCTTCAGGAATAGTTTGCATAAACGCATTTACAGAAGCTGCATTTGCTTTAGCAGCATCCCAATCACCTCGCAATCCTGCTCCAACTGCTGTGTTCAATGGACGAAGCAAACCAGCAGTAAACGTACCCTGCATGGCTCTGAGAGGCGTCTTAGGTCCACTTAGGATGCTATGGGTCATAACACCTTGAAGCTCTTTAACGACTACTCCGGCGTCACCAGTAAGACCAAAGTTACGGATGCGTTGCTTCATGTAAGCATCCAGATCCTTCCAGTTTTGAATCTTATTGCTCATGGAGAAAGCTTCCGCCAGAGCACGTACAATGTCATCACTTTCAGCATCTTGAGCCATCTTCATAAACATGTTGACGGCTGCTTCCGATTCACCACGGAATGCTTCAACACGATCTTTAAGAGCAGCTTCCCGTTGAGGACCTTTCAGTTTACTAAATTCAGTTGAGATAAGATAACGAGAACGTTTTACGTTAGTAAGACCAACAACCAAACGATCAGCAATGGTCTTCATCGGACCATCGGTATCCATCACATCCGCAATGTCAAACAGTTCACGGCTGGCAATACCAAGGTCACGCAGTTGAGTAAACAACGATGCATTAACAAGGTCAGCAGCCACAACGTTCTTCATGGACCACGCTTCAATACCGCCAAAACGATCTTGAACATCTTCCAAGAAAGGTCTCCAGAAATCTTCTGGATCTGTAGACGTTGCATCACGACCCAAGGTTTCTTGCATACGCTCAAAGGCATAGCCATAAACCTCTTTAAAGGTCATCTTGTTTTTCAGAACTTCAGACCTCATTGCCTGATAACGGCTATCAGTTAAAAGCTCCTTAGCAATGCGATCTAGTTCAGCCTCAGTCATACCAGACTCGGTAGCCATTCGATAGGCTTGAGCCGGAGTAAACATGGAATCAGTAGAACCAGCTCCAGGAGTTTCCCATTGATCGCTCAATCGTTTAGCCTGTTCAGCTCCGTCAAATGCAGACCTAGCCCGAGAGTTAGGAGCGCCTTGCCACGGATCAGCCAGGTCACGATTGTTATAAGCACTAAAAGAGCCTTTATCAACTTCTTGTTTACGAGCATCCAGATTGGATTTAATGTTATCAAGAGTTGATTGAATAGAATCTCGATCAGGACCTTCAGGCATTTGATCAATCTTTTCTTGAAGCTGTTGAATACGAGCTTCACCTTGTTGGATTACACCACGAGAAGATTCATCATTTAAAGCACGAGCAACGGATTCTACATTAGCAGCATCAGCAACTTGTTGGTCTACATCACCTTTACGGGCAAGGTCAAGAGATTCCCCTCCATCAAACTTACGAAGAATAGAACCAACTAACAAGTCAGCTCCCATACCTTCAACAGCATTTTTAAAGGTCTTTAACCAAGGATGATCTGAATCCTTAGTGGCAAGCATTCCGATACCACGATTGAGAAACTCACCCATAATGGGAACACGTTCTACAATCTTAGATTCGTAAATCTCTTGAGAAAGGTTACCTTCTTGAGAAGTAGAAGAAACAAGGTCACTTGCAAAACCAACACCAATGTCAGCTGCAACACCACCACCTGCTACTTTAGCTCCAACACCAGGAATAGACTTCACTCCACCGGCAAGACCAGTAAAGTGAACTCCCATTTCCAGAAGTTTACCCCACCATGTTTTAAGGCCAGGATCATAGTCAGAGAGTTCAAGCGGATCAAACTGAGGCTTATACTCACCTTTTTGTTCGATCTCACGCTGCATCTCACCAGTAGACATATCAACGATACGCTCTGGTAGGGTCATAATAGAAGACCACGTTTTAGCAGCACCACCTTTAATAGCATCGAAAAACTCAAGAGTGTTTTCGGAAATACCATATTGGCTAGGTTGCATTGCTGCTTTAGCCCGTCTCATTTCATTAAGGCGAGCTTGAGCTTTTTGTTCAAGGGTCAGGTTGCTTTCTGCAATAATATCAGGATCCGCAATACCTTCTTCAAGTGTACGACGCCATGCAGGCATCTTAGCTTTTTCTGCCTCTCTACGCTTCTTCTCCTCTTCAGTCAGAATTGGAGCTGGAAGAGGGACTTGCTTTTCAGCTTCTAATCGTTGAATAAGTTGATCCGTTGCGTTAGCATAGCTTCTGGCTGAATCTACCTGAACTTTTGACGGATCAAAACTACTATAGGTCATAATTGTGTTCTGGCTTGATTAATGATAGCTTTTTCTTCAGCCGTAGCATATTTAGTAGGACCAACCCATTGTCCCAATCCACCACTTTTCAAAAGAGAAAGGAATAGTTGATCTTGAAGTGCAGGAGTAAATTTAGCAGTGCTAGGAATACCGAGACGTTGCACCAATCCCTTCAGAGTGGGACCAATAAATTGATACCGTCCAACTGCATGGAGTTTACCTTGTTTTACCCAATCAGTATTACTAAGTTTGGATTTACCAGGATCTGCTTGAAGAGACATAATTTCTCCAACAGTCATGTCAACCAGTTTTTTACCACCATGCTGAGGCATCTTACTGAATGGACCAGAATAGAATCCAGCAGGGATAGCAGTACCACCAGCTTCACCACCTTGGTTTACTGCATCATAACCACCACTACCAGCTGATTCATAGTTAGAAACAATGTCAGCAGCTCGCTTAAGTGTGGGATTAGAAAGCGTTGAAGTTTGAGTATTAAAGCTTTGTGTGGTAGCACGTCGTACTCGTCGAGGGGTTGGTTTGTAATTAAGAACTGACTGCAAAGCTGGATCCAATTTGTTATAAGCATAACGCTTAGCATTAACGCCAAGCTCGCCATAACCAGCAGCACGGAATTGAGCAGCAGCAATATCCCAAGCAGTCAAGTTTTTTTGACCTTGTGCTAAATCATAATAGAATTTAGGAATAGCACCTTGACCATTGTTATACTTAACCAGTGCCTGAAGTTCTGCTTCAGTGTTTCCAAAGACATATTGATCTAGCTGCGGCTTTTGGCTCATTGTATAACGAGCAGAACGAACTTTTTTCAAGTAACGAACATCTGGTGTTGCATCAATATCTTTGGTATAAGTGCCAGCAGCAAAGTTTTCTTTAAGGCGCTTAATAGCAGCTTCTTGAGCTTGGCCTTGAGTCATGCCTTCAGTAATACCTTGCATAACATACTGACCATACTTATTCCGAGCACGGCGAGCCATATCTTCCCATTCAGGAGTTTTAGGAGCATCACCTTGCTCAACTTTAAAGTGTTCGTCAGTTAAAGCATTGATAAGTTTGTTAGCATCAGTTTCAAAACTTTTAGGAATCGTAGCCTTACTCTTATCGTCTTGCACAATTGAAATGTATTTTTTATAAGTAGCACTACTAACAGTACGCAAATCAGATTCAATCAGATAACCACGGCGACGACGAATATCATCAAGAGCATCTTCTTCTAATTTAGCATCTTGTTTTTCAATGGTTTGATATTGTTTAAACCAAGGGAAATAGTCTTCTGTTTTGCCAGTATCATTCATGGCATCGTTGAGCATATCATTAATCTCTTTATCAGTAAAGGGATTGTCTGCTCGTGCTCTAGAAGCTGCCTCAAAATTAAGACGACGCTGCCGAAGTTCTTCACTTTCTTGTTCAGCTGCTAATGCCCTTTCACGGCGATCAATGGCATCCAAACGGCTATCGACACCGTTCTCACCTTCAATGTCCGATTTGTAATACTGCCTAAAACTACGTCCCTTTGGATCCCAAGGTACAGGTTGATCAAGAAGCTCAGCAGCAGTCTTGTCACCACCTGAATACAAATCAACTAGACGTTCATAAAAATAAACACGAGCTTCAGTTCGGTTACGAATAGCTCCAGTTTTAGGATCGTAAGTACCAGTGATATTGGAAATAAACCGACCAATGTCTTTGGTTGTGTAGAACTCTTGTTCAGCAGAAGCCACAATAGCTTCGGAATCATTAAGAGATTTATTCCTACGAACCTTAGAAATGTATTGGGTGTCCGCCTCATCCATGCCTTCATACAAGGCACGCATCATAGCGTTGTTAGGATTGAAGTCACGACCAATACCAACTTGATCAGCCAAGTACATCCGACCAAAAGCACTCAAAGCAATTTGAGCCTTGATTGGATCATCATCAATTTGATCAGGAGTAAATGTTCCAGATCCATCAGGCAGAGGCAGTTGAACATCTTGACTTTGAAGGAATTGTTCAAGGGATGTTTTATAATCATCTCCTTTTCGCTTCAAATAGTATTCAGTTGCACCAATTTGTTGGTAGCCAGGCAAACTTTTGATGTAGTTAACTGCTTCAATCGGTGCTCCCTGTTCATGAGCTTTTAAAGCTGTTTCATTAGCAAGGGTAGATTGATCTTGAATAGATGCTTTAGTGCTATCATATTCTGCTTGACCTTGAGGAGAAACCCCATAGTTACTAGCTTTACCATAGCTCCGCATTTTAGTTTTACCCTCAATAATTTGAGAGTCAATATATGCAGAACCCATGGTTTTAGCAATCTCCATTGCCTTTTCGGAGAATTGTCCAAGAGTTTTGTATAACTCCTGTGCTTTCGTTAATTGAGATTCTTGTTCTGCTTTTTTAGCAGAAACCATCCTCTCATAATTACGATCAACAATCCCCATGTTTTCCCGTAGGAAAGGAGTTATATCGGGCGCTTGAATAGGTGCAAAGCCTTGGCCTTGCGACGCACCACGAAACAACTGCTCTTCTTGAAATTCAGCCATTGTTTAACCTTGTTTTGAAATTCCTAAGAATGAACTACCTTTTGGAGTAAGACCCCAACCAGTTTGGAATGCACCCATAGCCAAGCCACCAATTTGAAGAGCAGTATTCAAACCAGTAGGAGCAAAACTGCCAAAGCTAGACATTGGTACAGCAGTTTCCATTTCAGGAAGAACTGCAACTGAAGCCAAAGCCTGTTGGTTTGCACCACGAACTTGACGTTCAATGTTAGACAAATTACGGTCTGACTGACCTTGCTCACTAACTAATTGTGCAGCTAGTTGTGCTTGAGTTCTGCCATAAGCACCCAAAGTTTCAACAGCTGCTCCTCGTCGAGCTGATTTACCATACACTTCACGTACAGCGGCTGTTCCTTGAGCTTCAACCAAACGCTTAAGCATTTCCTGCTGTTTAAAAGCAGTTTGATCATAAATATCGTTAAGTCGATATTGTTCTGCGGCATAAGATGCTTGAGCTGCTTCAGCATTGTTTGAGATTTGATCTCGAACCATGTCAAGCTTTGCTTGGAACATCTCCCGACGCCGCTCATTCCTCATCTCAATCATGCGATTCTGCATGATGTTTTGATAGGTAGTTTGGTAGGCTTGGTTATAAGCTTGCTGTGTGGCGGCTTTATCTTGCTGAATCATTTGGGCAACGCCCATAGCAAGTTGACCGCCAGCAAGTGCTAATCCAACTGGATTAGAAAACATACTAACTTTAGCAGCAGTACTACCCGCGCTACCTGCTAGGCTACCTGGAATTTGAAAGCCTAATACGCTCATAATCGTACAATCTCAATAGAGTAAACATTATCAGGTCCATCAGGAAACACCCGTAGAACCTTAAAGCCGAGATACCGTGCTAAGTTAATTAACGCAGTATTTTCGATGTCAATAGTTGTCCACAAGAATGGACGGTTGATGTGCTCCATAAGAGCTTTACCAAACCGTACAGTTGTTCGTGGATTTTCTTTTACTTTGTTTGTCATTTGAATCCATACATAGTTGTCGTCAGACACACCGTAAGATCCATAAAGACTCCCATCTGGTCCGTAGATAAGAAAGGAGTCATCATAGTACATATACAAAGTTAACGAAAGGATAGGATGTTGACCTACCCTTTCAAAGTCTTGTAAACCTCGTGTTAACATATTACTTGTCAACACAGGTACGTCATCAATAGTTGCTGGCTTAAAGGTAAAACCACGGGTGGATGCAGTCATTAGGCGCGAGTGTAGAAACCTGTGTTGTACTTACCTTCCCAATTCAAACTAAGAAGAGTTACAGGCAATGGAGAATCACCAATAATCTTCAAGGAAAGGTTATCATTACGTTGATAAATAGGAACAGTATGGACAGCATTGGATGACAAATTAACATTGTTTAAGTCATACACATACGGACTAACAGCTTCAATAGTGTTACTCCATTCTGGACGACCAGTGATGTTAATCTGATACTTAACAGGTCCACTTAAACCAGTCGATACTTTGATTCGGTGAATAATAAGATCAGAGGTAAAATCAGAAAGAACGGATTGACCTTCTGCTTTAATTACAAAAAATTTAGGAAGCTCAACTTCCATGTTATAGATGTAACCAGTGATAAGATTACGTCCACGGTAATCGCCGGTAATGTCCGCATAATAAGCACCGGCAGTTCCTTCAATAGTAGGATAAAGTACAGCACCAACCGATGCACTTGTCAGTGCTTCAGGTGCACCAATGTAACTTCCTAGAAGGACTACAGAGAGCGTACCACCGCTAACTTCATCATACGGTAAATAGATACGAGTGATGTCAGAACCATCTCCATCGGGATCATACTCTCGGTAAGGATTAACAGTCCAAAGATCAAGGCATACATCTGTCCTTTCTCCAGTAGGAAGGGTCAGATAACCTTCTTCACTTGCTTGAGTCAGATCATACGATTGAACATACACATCTGTCCCATTAGCTACAACCGCATAATAAGTACTAATGTCAAAAAACTGATGCAGTAATGTACCAGTTAAAGTCCATTTATACCATGTATTAGCATTCCGCTCATCACCTCGTTGGATGAAACGATATTGATAAACAGTATTGCTACCAGATGTTCCCATAGAAATGAGGGACAGTGCAGGTGAAGCAATCATTGAGTCAATAGTCTGAGGAATCAATTCAGGAACATATTGAGTCTGTTCAACCAACACTGGTGGATCGTTAGTACTAATCCTACCAATTTCATACAATCTACTGTACAACGGTGTCTTAGAGATAAATGCCAGGCTTGTACCAAGAGATACAGCCTCAACATCAACATCACACTCATAACTTGACAACTCAGTAATCCTAA